ACCGCGCTTGCAACCGGCGCAACCTGTGATAATGCGGTACGGTATTTATCAAACGATAGGGCACTTTCATTCGCACCCTTTACAAGTACATCAACCACGTGTTCTGTATCTTCGGCATCCAGACCGAACTGACGCAATGTTGCACCTGCGAGTTCTGCAGCCTCACCCAGCCCGGCATCCAGATCCGTAGCCAGGGCGAGTACCGATTCCGACATACTATTGATATCCTCTGCCGAGAAACCCAGTTTGGCAAGTGCCGTTTGGAGGTCTGTCACCTGTGACGCGGTGTACTCGGTTGTCTTACCGAGTTCCTTCGCCCTGTCGGACATCACGGCCATTTCCTTATTGTTCAGCCCGAGTATGGTTTGCAGGTTCTTTTGTGCCTGCTCAAACTCGATGTTGGTTTTGATTATGCCCTTTATAGCGTTGTACAAACCACGTATCGCAGCGATAGCCGCACCGACCCAACCGGCAAGCGCAACCCAGTTCTTTTTAGCCTTCGCAAAAAATCCCTGCTGGTTATTATCAACTTTTGCCTGCTCTTTATTTAAGTCGTCCAGTTGCTTGGTGCAATCCTTGACGGCCTGCGCCTCCTTTTCCCATTCTTTTGTACCCTCCGGCAACTGCCCGAGTTTCAACAGGTGTTGGCGCAGCATCTCGTTCAACTCCTGAACGCCGGACTTGTAGTTACCCACGTTACGGGTATAAACGCCGTATGCCTGCTCCAGCGTTGATACTTTGGTGTTCAGTGTGTTTACTATTTCCTGCTGGCGTTTATATTCCTCCGTCAGTTCACCTCCGGCAATCTTGATCTGGCGCAGTTTATCCTTCTCAACGGAAAGCTGCGCTGCCATACCTTTGAGGGTGTCCTTGTAGGTCTCCTGCGATATGATGGTGTTCTGTATCTGGCGGCTCTGCTCCTGGGCCTCTTTCTTATTTGCTTTCAGGGCCTCGGTGGTGATAGTCAGTTCACGTTGCAGATTTGGCAGCGCGGCTTTCGCCTGTTCGTAAGCCCGCGTCTGTTCCTCGGTATTCTGCCTGCCGGCCTTGACGTTATCGTTATACGTCTGTATAGCCTGCTCGCTGACCTTTATCTGGTCTTTGAGAGCCTTCTGTGATAACTGCAACGCATAGACCTGCTGATTCAATCCGTTAAGGTTCTCAACCAGCTTGCTTATTGACTTGTCACTGTTGCCCATGTCGGTCTTGACCTTCAACAGTATCTCCTTCTTATTGTCCATATCGTTTGTGTGTTATAGTTTTACAAGTTCTGCATCAGCAACGCCGCCGCTCTTGGTCGTCAGTTTGCGTATAAGGTAGTAATGCCCCGTCTGCTTAAGGTACACGGGTATCGTCATATCCAGCGAGAATAGGTCGTAGGTCGTCAGCACGAACTCGGCTTTCAGGACTACCGGCTTGCGGATGATCTTCGCATACTGCTGATAGTTGCGCGTCAGCAACGCATCCCATTTGAGGCGCGAATCATACTGCGCAGTAAACATGATAAGCATAGTTCCATAACTTGCATTTCCTAACAATAGACGCGGGGCAACGTCGTCTCCTGCGAAATCCAGCTCTCCGTCATTGTCAGTCCATACGGGAATCTTATTACTGGGGCAGAGCGCGAAGTCACTCTTGCAGTATTCCGTTTCCTCGTCTATCGTCACATCCTCCGCTGGTAGCATACCCTGGTACTGCGTATTGTCGTAATCCTCATCCTCTGCGTAACGGAAGTAGTTTTTCTGTGCCGTTCCGTCAAGTTTCGTTTGCCGTTCCACAGGGCGCAGCGAGGTCATTTTATCCGTCCAGTCAACAGCCTTGCTCTTGTTGCTTTCAAGCTCGTTGAAACTGATTAATTGAAAAGTCCTTCCATCTTGCGAATACGCGAACTTACCGGCCAGCCAAAGTAGGTTTTTGATATACTGACCGCACGACATATCGGGCAGGTTCATACAGACGGGGTACGAAGGTGTCCCAGTGCCGTAGATAACCTCCTCACCCTCTCCCGGATCAAACTCAACCGATATCTCTGTAGCGGATGCCGTTACAGGTAGGAATTGTGCCGGTTGGTAAGCGTAGTTGTTATCATAGTAAAGCACGCACAAAGCGATATACGAGAATCCCTCTACGTCTACGTCATAATACGAGGTGTTACCCTGCAAGAGATAACGCATATAGAACGGACCACCGCCCGACTGCTCGTCAATGCTTGCCGATATAAGGTTTGCCCCGTCTGTCGTATTATCTATATCCAAACCCGTCAATTTTAGCACCGACAATCCTACAAAGTGGTTGGGGTCGCCATCGGGGTACGGGAAATTCTGCCCCGAATAGACGTATTTCATTGTGGCGTTGAAACGTATGCGCACCTTTTTCGCGCCATTGGTAAAGATTGTCTTTGTATCTGCATCGTAGTAATGATGCCAGTCTATCATCTGGCTGGTATTCGGGCCGATAAGTAGGTAACGGAACTGCCCGTATGATTTCAGCTCGCCGATAACATCAGTACCGAACTTGAATCGCTGCTGGTACTTCGTCACGTCATCTCCGTTGCGTCCCGTCAGGGCGTGTACGTATTTTGCTCCCGAAAAAATGCTATGGTATAAATACGAAAGGTCTGTCAGTCCAGTAACACCGCATTTGTTTTGTATAGCCTGCAAAATAGCATCACTGCATATTCCAACACCTTTCCTGCCTCCGCCATAACTGACGAGCGGCATATTATGGTCAAGGTCACTTGACGAGGGAGGATATTGGCAGTGTCCCAGCGCAGTCAAATCCCGTAACGGGGTATTGAACAGCTTTTCCATAGCCTTGACATTTCCCCAGGTAAAGCAGAAGGATATAGTGTTTGCCTTAATAGACAGCAGAGTTGCCAAACCCGAAAGCAACTGCACCCCGTCACGCTTATATATGACGGAGTGTTTCGTGTACGGGAAGTCGCTATCAACCTGCGTGCCAACATATCCGATAGCTTTGAGGTTGTTCTGCGTCAGAGGCAGCGTGACGTTCGTAGTGCGGTTTGATACCACGCTCTGAAAGTCCGTCATCACCGGCGACTGATAAATCAGTTGGACGTTGGTTTTACCAGCGTCCAAATCCATGAGCGTTCCGTCTATGTATATCTCCTCGGTCATATATCAGAATAGAGTTGTTGTTTCGGTTGGAATACCGAGCTTGATACTGAAATCACGTGTTTGCGCTGCGGTGTTTTCCTCGTTGTTGTAGTCATTAACCGCGAGCCGCATTGATAGACCGTAACCCTCGGGATGTACGATATACCAGCTCGTAGCCATCGTTTGCAGGATCGCGAACACCTCCTGCGTCACACCCTCAACACCGAGCTGGATTTCTTTCGTATGCTCCAGGCCGAAGGGTTCGGATTGCACCCTGTCGGTACGCTCGTAATCGTTATAGTTCTGTTTGAAGGAGTTGTCCTTCGCCTTTTCGGTTATCTTCTGCCTCAACGCAAATACGTATTCCTCGTAACCGCCCTTGTCGTTTATCCACTGCAGGGCATAAGGGCTGTGATACGAGCAGGATTTCTGGCTGATCTGCTCGTCCGTGTCCTGCATGAGATTCTCGTTGATCCATTCCACGTCGATTGATCCGACACGGACATGATAGACGTGTCCGCGCTGCATACTGAAATAAAACGCAGGCGGGTTGCTGTATGTCATATCTTCGCCCATAACGCAGGTGAGCGTATGTTCGAGATTGGGCGAAGTTATGAACTCGCGTGTCTTTGTCAGCACGTCACAGGCCAACACGCGCACTCCCTCATTGGTCGTGCCGTAGTCATTGATGCCGCGAACACAAAGGAACTCGGTGTAACCGCTATCCATAAGACCCTTGACACGGAAACGCAGCGCAACATCCACAGCCTCGGTAATCGGACTGATAGTGTACTGCGGGCGCGGCTGATACCAGGCGTTGATGACACCCGACACGTTGAACGTGGCGACACCTTTCATCTCATCCGCTTTCAGCGTGACAGCAGGGGTTGTTTCTCCTTCCTTGTACAACGGCAACTCCACCTCTCCCGTGCTATCCGGGCTCACGTATGCCTTATAGGTCGTTCCGTTTAGTGTGAACGTGAACGTCTCGGGCGCATCTGTCGGAATTGTCGCCCAGTTACCAACGGCAAAGAATATGCAGCTTGACTTGAATATGATAGGCGATCCGCTATTATGGTAATAGACGTCATCGTCATCGTCGAGCGGTTGCGGTATGCTCCAGCATTTCACACCTCCTGCCGTATTGATAGCAACCATGTTATTGCTTGAAACCGCTATCGCCTGCAGCTCGCTCGCAATATCGAAATCGTAAGCCATCTCGCCATAACGGTAGATGCGATTAAAGATGTTCGTTTGTGCCATTATCCAAAGAATTTGTTGTTAATATCGTGTGTAAGCAGTTGTTCAAAATACGCTCCCAGCCGTTCGGCAAGTTCGTTCTTCGTTGCCTCCACAGCCGGAGTGATGATGTCGCGCCGTCCGCCTTTGCGGTACAGAGCCGAGCCGTTGCGCTTGATATACCAGGAAAGCCAGCGTGCGAAGTTCTCGGCCTGCTTGTCGGTCATCCCGGCTGTCAGTCCGCGAATCCTGCACCACTCCTTCATATCCGCAACCATCGCCTGACGTGATGCTGTCGTACCCCTGCGGCGTGCAGGGCGTGAGCCGGTCTCCAGCGCACCGAAGAACGGCCTGCCCCATATCTCACCGATGATACTCTCACCCTCACGGCGCATACGTACCTCCAGCGAGGCCAGCGTCCGGCCCGATGCCACCTGCCCGGCCTGGGTGCTGCGCCGCTTGATGTCCGCCACGCAGTCATCAAGGGCCTTACGCATCATTTCCTCAATCGTTGCCATAGTCAGCTTTTCGGTTTGCTCATTATACTTGTCAGGCGGCGTTCATACTCGTACTCCTTAAGATCAGCGTGCAGTATGCCGTACACCTTCGCCCATTCCCAGGATAGTATCACATCAGGGTCTTTGCCGAACTTCTCGGCCAGAGCCTTGACCGTTCCTATGTGTCCGACCTGCGCAAACATATTCTTGATGCCTGCCCGTTCCTGGTCTGCCGTCGGGTCATATTTCAGCGTCTCGGCCTCCAGTTCCACCCAGTAACGTATGCCGTCTATCATCCTGTCAAAGCGGCGTTTACGCATACGGCGCGGCATGAGGCGCGGCGACCACCCGTACAGCTCCTTCCAGCAGTCCTTCAGGCGTTGGTACTCGCTCGCATCCTCATTACGCAGTATCTCACCGACACCGATACGCTGGCCGTAGGTAAACGTCCCTTCCTCGTATTTGAACTCACGCAGTCGCATCGTCCTCGGGTGTTGGTGTTGTTTCCGGCAGGTCAATCATACAGGCCGGTATCTTAGTCTTGAAACGCAGGAGTATGCCCGTTGCGTTGGCATCGAACATCGGTGGCTCGGGATCGCACTGGTATTCCTCCACCTCCTCAAACATACCGTCCGCGTTAAAGGCATCCATAAAGGGTATGACGCCATCGGCAAGCATCTGCTCCCTGACGCGCTCCCTGGCCTCGGCATCACCCTGCATCGGCACGAGGTTGAGGAAATGTATCTCCAGCGTCACCTCACGTTTCCAGCCCATAAATTTCTTCATCGTGCTGTCGTAGTATTCCTCCATGAAGATACAAGGGAACTGGCAGTCGTCCGAGGTGACGTTCTGCATCTGCTTGATGTCATAGTGCCAGCCGTAGCCGGGGCAGGCGGCGGCAGCTATCGCTTTGAGTTTGTCGAGTAGTGTCATGACGCCTTTTTGAGTGATTTCTGTTTCGGCTGGTGTCGCCTCTCGTAGCGGGCATACGACATAGGCCGGTGATTGCTTTTCATACGCGGGTCGTACATAGCGTTCGGGCCGTAAGGCCATACGCTGGTTGAGGGTATCTCGCCGTTCTTGCGTTTCAAGTCCCACGTGCGTTTATTCATCAGCGAGTGCTGTTCGAGCTTTACGCCCTTCTTTGTTTTCTTTTCCGTATAGTAGTACGGCAGATAGTTTGGTGATAAGTTTGACATATGATTTTTCGTTTTGTTTGGTTCGTTACTTTATTTGCCTCTCTCGCGCGTTCATTTGGCCGCAGGTGTTATGAATAGCAACAGACAGTACAACACAGCCAGCAGCAACAAAAGACGCAGCAGAACCAAAAAATAGGGTTCTCTGCGTTTGCGGCAGTCGCCGCGTGCCAACTCCATGATGTCAGGCCGCGTGCCCGGACACGTTGCGTTAAACAGGTCGTATCGGTCAGCCCGGTAGGCAGCCATAAAGATTGCACGCCCCAGGTCGGGCGAGCGGAACGCCTCCCACCACCCGTACTGTTCACGGGCGTGTGCGATTATCTCCTTTGCTGCGCTCTTTGCTCTCTCTGTCATAATGTTTCAATTTTTGCTCTGTTTCGTAATCAGGTTTCAAATATAGGGTACAACAAACGTTGCCGGTTGTGCCTTTTCATTCCCATTCAAGTGCGGCTCATCGTTGAGTGAGTCTCTCGGTGTACCTGGATAACGGGGAATACGGCATAACGGGCTGCGTCTATGGCATGGTTCAGTATGTCCACTGGTTCGTTCAGCCATTCTCCGTTCTTATCCCTCATCCACACGTAGCCGCGCAGCTCGCGTATCAGGTTCAGGCTCCGTTTCGTCACATATATCTTGTAGCCCTTCATCGCCTGCAGTTGCTCCGCTATCCTCGTGGCCTTGTAACTGCCTTGTATGTTAAAGCCGTACCGCCGTATCGTCTCGTTGGTTTTCGGCTCCGCGCTATCGGCATACACCCTCACCGCCCGGCCGATGCCCGCCTGTTTCATCACCGCCGCGATGTCCTCGTTCAGCATACCCGTGCGGTAGCATTCCTCGTCCAGCCATATCTCCTTCTTGCGGTTATCCACATAGCAGTGTATGAGCGTTGTCGGGTCGTTCGTGAAACCATAGTCAAGGCCGTAGGTTTCAATCATGCCGTCACTTTTTTCGGGCAGGGTGTCCACCTGTATGAAGTCAGGAAAGATAAGTCCTTCAAGGTGTCCTGTCTTGCCTTCTCCAAACACACGCCACCAGTTTGAGTCACCGCGGTTGCTCTCTATCTCGCGCACCTGTTCTTCGGTTAGGTAGTCGTTATCAAGGTACGTGGAGTCAAGCACCTGCACATCATCACGCGTCAGTATCTTCTCGTCAATCCAGCTCACCTGCTCTGGGTTGTAGTCCATGAAGATGATGCCAGTAGTACGAACCGCAAGCTGTCGGTGTGTGTCGTATTTCAAGTGTATGGCCTCGTTCTCATACAAGCGCTTTCGGCCAGGGCCTTGCACCTTGCCCGGAGTATCTACCGAAAAGAACTCCAGCTTGCCACCACCGGGATATGTGTATATGTGGTCGCTCTCATTCCATGCAGGGTCATCTTTGAGTGTCGTGCCGCGTATCGTTTCAAAATCACGTATCGCACCTTTCTTTAAGTGCGGCAGCGTCTCACTGACAACGCTGGTAACATCACCTGCGTGGTCTTTCTCTACCAAAAAGTCTAAAATCTGAAGTATGGCGTAGGTCTTGCCGGAACGTGTACCGCCACGTGAAACGACATAACGCGGCCGCTTGGGTGCAAGTACCGCGTTATACGTTTTCTCGAAGACCTTACTGAATGCCATACGTCATACGTTTGAATTGCGTAGGTTCTCCACCATGTCTCGCTCTTTCTCGTCCTTGACAACGATCTGGCGTGTTATCTGCTCCTGTGTCTGGCGGTCTGCCAGTCCCAATACACGTGCAGTGAAGTTGCTCTGATAAGCACCCAGCAGGCCACCGTCAATCAGGTCGCTACGTATCGCGTCACGTATGCGCGTTGCTGATTCTAACAACTCATTCTCCTGTTCTGTTCTACGTTTGGCTGTCAAGTGGTCCACCATGTTCTTTAACCACGATGCCGTATGGCCGCAGAACAGGCAGAAACCGGCCTCTGTGATAGGTCGGTCAACCTTCTCGTCTTTCTTCTCTGTACCCTTGCTGTTCTGCTTACGCACACTGATGAACATAGGCGCACGTTGTATCGTCATAACATACTCGTCAAAGAGCTGTTCCAGTTCCTCGGCGCTGTTTACTCCGTATGGGTGTCCCTCTTTCTTCTCGTTTACCGAGCGGGCTCGTTTCATTCCCATACGGATAATGTCAAGACGTGTCAGTGCCTGTTGTTGCTGTTGGGTGTTCTCCTGTTCTGCCATATCACTTGCTGTTCACAAATCGCATAAACTCCGCCCTACAAGTAGCATCCGTCTTGAATACTCCCGTCAGGTAGGTTGATGTCATCTTACCGGCTTTCCTTGCGCCTCGGCTCTCCTTGCACATATGACGGCCGGTCATAGACAACGCCATTCCCAGAGGTGGATTATCTTCACCCAGGGCCTCGGTGAGCATATCAACCACTTCACGTACCAGTCGCTCTTGAATCTGCAACTTGGCAGCGCAGTAATCAACCACGCGCCCGATCTTGGACAGACCCAATATCTTGCCGTGAGGGTTCGGGATATAGGCGAACGTGTACTCACCGAAGAATGTGCGGCAGTGATGCTCACACAATGAATAGAACGCACCCTTGTCTATAACCATATTGTCGTAGGTTATCCCGTCACGCCCGTTATCGAAGGTTGTTATCTTCGGTTTCTGCGCCGGATCATAACCGCGAAAAATCTCCTTGAACATCTTTACCATACGAGCCGGAGTTTCGCGCAGTCCCTCGCGGTCAGGATTCTCGCCGATGAACGTAAAGAAGTCCCGTATCAGTTCTTTTGCTTTTTCATCTGTAATCATAGTATGCCGACTATTTTCTGTGTCTGTAAACTCAACCTCCACGCCGGGTTACGCTGACAGTATGCGATACTCTCCTTGACGATTGCATCGTTCGCAGCCTTATCGCCCGTGTCGCAGGGTTGCAGGTAGTTGTATTTTGACCTGATGCCGTCATAGCGGTGCAGGTCGTTGCGCCCGTTATAGACGACTTTCAACTCATCGCATCGTTTCAGTACGATGTCCGCGTGATTGGTGAACTCAAACTTGGGTGACAGCGTTACGAAATCAACGAGTTCCAGCCATGCGGGTTTTCTCGTTCCGTTGGTTTCTATTGCCACCTCGTAGCCCTCATTATGCAGGCTTTCTATCAGTTCGGTGCAGTCCTGCAGGGTTGGCTCTCCACCTGTCAAGACGATAAGCGGCAGAATATGGAACTCGGGTGTGAGATCCACGATCCTCGCCATTATCTGCTTTACGTCCATCTGTTCGCCCTGCTGGTGCTGGGTATCACAAAACGGGCATTGTAGATTGCATCCGCTCAAACGCACAAAGATTGACGCACGCCCGGTATTGCGGCCCTCGCCCTGGAGCGAGTAGAATATCTCATTTACTTTCATCTTCGTAGGTCGCTATATTATTTTCACTCTCCTGTACGTCTGCTTTATAACAGCAGGGTATCGTATCAACCACCCACTTTGCGATATTCTCGGCTGTGGGATTGAACGGCAGTTGCTCGTTGAGGTTGGCATGGTCGAGTTTGTCACTGATCTGGTTTTTGATATGCTTAAAGTCAATAACCATTCCGTCAGCATTCAGTTCTTTCGCCTTGCAGTACACGGTGATTATCCAGTTATGGCCGTGCAGGTTGGCGCACTTGCTTTCATAGGAAAGCGCGAGGCGGTGACAAGCCGCAATTTCAAGTCGTTTCTTTACGTAGTACATATTACAAGTATTTATTTGCGTACATCTGTAATTTTCTCCATTCGTTAAAGTTATGTTCTGCACTGGGTCGCGGTTTTAAACGCTGTCCAGCCTTCACGTTTACTTTATCAAAAAAGTTTAGGTTATTTGGGTTAAACTTATAGATATAACCACCTAAATTCCCGTATAACCACGCTGTTGAATCAACGCTGTCAAAGTGATACTTCCGCAGGTTTGCGCAGCTTGTATAACCCAGTCCGTGTATCTTTGCTTTGTATTCGTGAGCAGTATTAATGAACCACGGAAACGCTGCCTCAAACTTTGCTTGTGGTATCTCTTTGTTTGCATAACCACCAATTGCAACATAATCATACTCCTTGCACATATCAACAAAGTATTCCTTTCCTCTGCTCTTGTGCCACACGGGAATACTTTTTTGCCCTGTTAGATGTTCCAACTTACTGCGTAACCTCTCAACCTCTTTTAATCCGACTACTACATCAATATCCAGTTCTATAAAGTGTTTGACGT